GTTCCGTCAGTCGTGCCAGCACCCTCTTGCGTTATCCCGTGGGTATGATTCCCTGCTGCCGCCTTCACGGATGTCGTGCCGAGGCTCCGGAGACTAGCCGTCCCCGCTGACGCATCTGCCGCTGATAGATTCACCACCGAGGAGCCGTACCAAAGGATGTCGTTTCCGTTTCTTTGAATCTCCCCGGCTGCGTCGGGATTGGCCGATTGATCCGCGAACGTGAGCGTCGCCAGGGCCGCGAGGGTCAGGCCGGACATCGACGCACCTCCCTGGCCCGCCGAGCCGGTATGCGTATGGGTCGAGAGGACGTTTAGATTGTCCCTCACGTCGACGTTCAACATCGCTGCCGTCACGATGTCCGAGCTAATACCAGTCCAGTCTCGCGGAGCCGTCCAGGCCATATGTCTCTCCTATTGAGCCGGGAACCGGAACGGGAACTCGTAGGCGAATCCCTTACTGACGATCCGCGACAGCCAAAGAAGCTGAGGCGGTGGGGATCGTCTCGCCTGTCGGATCATTGGTCGGGCCGTCACGGTCGTCATGCCCATCAGTGAGTATGGTTCCCCGGTGCCGCTTGAGTTGATCCGCTGCCG